GGGGGATTGCGTCCTTTTTGATGAGGTTACTTGTAATGTTGCGAATGGCAATTATCAAGGCGCAGGGACGGGTATTGCTAATCCTCCCGACCCCAATAATCCGGCAGTGGCTGGAATACTTTGCCAAGTTCCTGCTTGTGGTGGCGGTAATCCGGCAACTCTAGTTTTACCTGGACCTCTTGGGTCTGTCAACCTGCCTGCTCAAGACCTGTTAAACATTCAAGAGAAAAACGCAAGAGTCATTGATTTAAATGAGAAACTTATAATTGAGGACAATACTGAGTTAATTAATAGACAGAATCCTCAAAAGCTATACGATAAAGAACTAAACTTTTTTGAGCTTGAACCAGATCCAATTAATCTTGTAGGAAATAACCAGCGCCCAGATATCTTCAATGATAAAATTGATGTTAGTATTGTTAGAGCGTTAGGACTGACCGACACCAGTGGTAGTTGGGATGAGGATATTTTCTATAATCTTACCCTAGATAAAATTGAAGCTAGCTTGCATCCTGATCTGCTAACTGCTTTTAAGATTCTAAGGTACCCTGGAGGAGAGGTTGTAGGTCTTGAAGTTCTTTTAGACGTAGTTAAACGGCACCTTGTAACAGGCACACTTTCTAAGTTTGATCCTAAATTTTACATGTCTGCGGCCAGGGCTCAATTGCAGCAAAACTTTGTCATTTTAAAAAATCCGGTTTCAGAAGATTACAAAGTCCGATCTAGCATAGAGTACATTAAAGAAAACGGAGAACGATTAACCAGTAACAAGGACAGTGAGTTTAAAAACTTCCAACTGGGTAGAGGTCGCCACTTAAACGAGGATTTAGACCTGAAGATTCCAGTGGAGACTGTTCTCTCTGGCACCAAGAACTTGCAAGTTCCAAATGAAGGCATTCCTTTAGAGGCTCTATCGCCCAAGACTTCTAAAACACATAAGAGTATTGGTAGTTCAGACCTATTGAATATTGGGGATGGTGGTGGTTACTACTTTGCTGTGTCTTCTCCTGATGGAGATTTTCCATTAAGGACCACTAACCGCGTAGACGAGTCATTCTATGTGCCAGACTTTAAGAAATCCAAAGTCCTATCGCTAAATGGTAAGTCTTTCACAGCTACCTTAACTGCTAGTTCTTTTTCTGGACAGAATGAGTTTGTTTCGGGAGATTTAGGACCGAGCGCATTTGAGCCTATGTATTTTGCAATCAATCTAGATACGGTATCCAGCACCTACATAGACAGTCCTTTTATAGAGCTTTACAATGCCACTTATTCCAGAGTAGTTAACGAAGATCAAATAGCTACACACGTTAATAACAACGCTCAATCTTTGTCTGAGTTTAGAATAGCATATGACGATCCGATATATCGATACATTTTGGACACATCTTCTTTTGAGCTAGATCAAGAAGACTTTACTGTTTATGGGTTCAAGGAAGGGTTCTCATCCATTAACTACAATTTTCCTAAAAATATACCTTTTGCAATTGTAATTCGACCTGTTGCTGGGTCTAAGTTCAACCCATTAAATGGGCAGTCCAAACTTATCAGCTACTCACACGGGTATTTGAGAAGATCTTTAAAGTTTAAACCAAGCATTAGCAATAATATTGACCGCTCAGGTGGTACGAATTTAGAGACTTTTAATTTATTCAACGAGGATAAATCCCAAAGAATTGGGCTAGTCGAACAACCAAGTGTACAGTCTTTTGGCTTTAAATTTAAAGTATCTGACTATCAGGACTCTCTTTACGATGGGAGTAGTTATGTGTCTTCAATAGAGCCTGTATCTTCTGCGGGTGCTGCATTCTTGCTAAGGGATGTTATTGACTTCCTTTCAGAGAAAACAACAGAGAAGACATTAACTTGGTTTGATCTTTACAGGAGAATGCCCTTCAATCGATTTACAGAACTTTTCTATACATTGACCCCTGATTTGGTAAAGGATATTAAGAAAGGTTTTAGAGGGGGGATAAAGCCAGACTTTGTTGTTAAGGGATCCGTCTCGCAAGAAGATTTATTAGTCGAGGATGATGAAAAAGTAATCATACAGATTTCAGACCGTGAATCCATAAAACGAAAAGAAGATGCTGCCTCAGTCGATTCAGACACAGATCCTGGCATACCCGCTGATGAAGGGGGCGACGGTGGGTAGTCTCCATTTTTTAATATTTAAAATATACTCATTTTAACTAAATACATATACCTACAATAAAGGATTTTTATAGTATGCGATACATGAATGTTGATGATCAATTCGTTGCCGACATCTTAACGGCCAACAAGATCTCTAAGACCGAGCAAGACTTAAACGAGTCTGCCGAAGTTGTGGTTGATGAGACGCTTGCTGAAGCCGAAGAAGTTCACGCTTGCCCGCTCTGTGAGTCGGAGTTAGATGCGCCGATCTCGGAAGAAGCCATGCAAGAGTGCGTCGATTTTGTCCTTGCTACTCTCAATGAAGCGGCTGCTCTTGAAGAGCAAATGCTTGCCGAAGCTGCGGACGAGGATGACGACGAAGAGGACGAAGAGGACGACGAAGAAGAAGGCGAAGACGAAGACGAAGAAAACTGAGGGTAAAGATGAGCGCAAGCACTAAAAATCTTTTATCCTTGTCTGAGACCATTCTCGCGCAGACGCAGCCTGTTAAAGAGGTTGCGTCTGTAGGTGCCGATCCTATAGTTGACGATGGTATTAAAGCCGTCGTGGTTCCCGATTCCTTCGTTGAGAACGTCTTGAACTTTTCTGAAAGACTTAATGAAGGGGACACTTCCAAACACCAGGATATACCTGTTGTTTCTGAGGAGCCTACTGAGGAACCCCTTGTAGAGTCTGTCACCGAGGAGCGCCTCACTGAGGGTAAAATCGTTTCTCTCGTTGAGAGGTTGAAGTCCTTAATTATTGAGGCTCGTGATGTGATTCAAGAGATGACATCTGTTGGCACTAGCACGGGTATGATTGCCCCAGGCCCTCAAAAGAAATTAATGATGCTGAGAAAGCCTAGCAAATCAAAAGGTAAGAAGAAGGGATGAACATCATAAACATTTTGCAGGAGATGGGCCGTGGGTCTACCGAAGGACGGGATAAGATGCTGAAGGGTGGTGGACCTAAAAGAAAGGCTTCAAAGTCCAGAGTTAGGGTTTACAATTCTATCACCCACGCTCTTAAAAACGGATACGTTGGTCAGATCTTCTCAACAAAGGATGCTGATCGCTTATATGTAATCACTAAACAGAAGTGGGGCAAGGATGACGAACAGATTATTTCTGGTCGTAGCGCCAAAGGATTTCCTTCAGGTGCCCCCTTCACAGATGTAAAGAAATATGCTGTCAGAACGATGCTTCGTCATGGCAAACAGAAGACCAAGAAATTCAAAGGTAAGAAGTACTGGTCGCGCACTCAGAAATAAGGAACCTCATGTTACTCGTAGAATACACTCTTTTAGACGACCTTCAGGTTATCAATGAAAACACTACTGGCGGTGTCACGAAGCTAAAGCTCAGAGGCAGATTCCAGAAGTGTGACGAACAAAACAATAACGGGAGAATTTATCCCCGAAAAATTCTTGAGGGTCAAGTGCAAAGGATCCAAGAGAAGATAAAAGATAGATCGCTGGTCGGTGCTCTTGATCACCCTGCTAACGATGCCATTCACCTCTCACAAGCTTCGCACCTTATTACTGGTCTTTCTGTTGATAAAACTGGTGATGTGATTGGTGAATGTGAAATCCTTTCCACACCTAACGGAAAGATTGTTGAGTCCTTAATTAAAGACGGGGTGAAGATTGGCATCTCCAGCCGTGGCGTCGGTAGTGTCTCTGAAGGTCGTGAAGGTAAGATTGTCAACGAAGACTTTAAACTTATCACTTTCGATTTAGTATCCGATCCTTCTACTAAAGGTGCGTTCCCCGAACTTACCGAGTCAATTCGTGAGAACAGCGAGCGTGCTCAGGCGATTGTTTCCAAGCACAAGAAAGACAGAGTTCTGATGACGATGCTTGAGAGCAAAGTCAACCAGAAATTAATGGAAGCCAAAAAAGATAAAGACCCTTTAAGACTTAAGCTTTTAGCTGGCCAGAAGCCCGCAGGTAGCAAGCCGTCAAAGAAAAAGTCCATGGAAGAGGGGAGCATTAAAGATGATCCAGAGGCTTTCAAGAAGGCTAAGGCGAAAGCTGAGAAAAAGCAGACCACAATCGCACAAGATATCCAATCTGCTTCCGAAGAGTCGAAGAGAAGAGACGCCGCTCAGAAGGCGAGAATCAACAAGGGACTAACCAAAGATAAGCGAACTATCATGCAGAAGGCTGGCCTTAAGAGAGATGCTAAGGGCAAAGCGGTTGCGCGTGAAGATAGTTCCATTGACATCAGAGCGACTGTCTTAGAAGCTTTCAAGAAAGTTTGTTGGGGTGATCGGTATGATGAAGGTGAGGTAAAAAGAAGAAATAAGCGCAGAAGACAAGCCATGGAAACACGAGCCGGGGCACAGAGGCCAAGTCTTGATACACCGGACACAGCCCGTTCAAAGGCTTATGACGCTCTTAAAGGTGACTTTAGTGGCGTAGCAAAGTCATACCTTAAGGCTAAAGAACATGGAAGAAGTGGTGAAGCAGCAGCGGCAAGAGCACGCGCTAGAGCAACAGGTGTGAGAGTGCCCGTAAAGCCTAAGCCTAAAAAGAAATAACCAATAAACCCAAGGACTGAACCATGCCACAACATGAAGACTATGAAGATGTAAATAACAGCAAGCAGACAATTATCGTGAAAGACGAAAAAGCAGCAGTAAGAATGAAGCGCGAGGAGGCTAAGGCCGCTCGTGAAAAATACAAAGCTGTTGTAGCTCGTGAGCGAGAAGAGAAAGCTGCTGAACGTGCGATCAAGAAAGACCAGATCCAGCTTGAATTAACTAAGCTGAAACTGTCTCAAAGTGCAAGTGAAAAAGCTCGTACTAACATCGCTCTTACAACTCCTGCCCTTCTTGTTTTACTTGTAGGTGGCTTCATTGTCATGCTTGGTACTGGGGCTATCCCGGATGAACAGGTCTCGGTTGCTTCTGCTCTGCTTACGCTCGTGAGCACAGCTTTGATGCAGAACTTACGATCGATCGTGTCTGAAGGTGCTGCTGAGGCGTCCGATGCTAATGGCAACGGAAACGGACACGATAAAAAGAAATCTGAAAGCTCTAGTAAGAAATGACTCGATTCAAGAAAGCCTTAGATGAAATCTCTGCCGGGACTGCGATGTCAGAAGGTTCTGACAAAGGTGGTTTGCGTGGCTGGTTCGAGGGCGGTGGATGGGATCGTTACGATTCCAAAGGTAAAAAAATTGGAAAGTGTGGTGGTCGCAAGCCTGGAGAAGCCAAGCCTAAATGCTTCTCTAAGGAAAAAGCCGCTGCGCTTGGGAAGAAAGGCCGTGCTCAGGCGGTTCGAAGAAAACGCAGAGAAGATCCCAACCCTAACAGGAGAGGCGCACCTATTGATACGCCATCTACAAAGAAAGGATTAAAAATGAGAAAGGATAGCTCTACGGAAATTTACTCTGATGTTTACACAAAACTTGCGGAGGCAATTGTTAGAACCATCTTAGAAAAGAAAGATGCCTGTTACCATAAAGTAAAGGCTAGTGCGAAGGTTTGGCCTTCTGCCTATGCTTCTGGTCGATTGGTTCAGTGCCGCAAGAAAGGTGCTTCTAACTATGGCAAGAGCAAGCAAAACTCTTCCACTGAAATCATTGGTGACTTCATCCTTAATGAATTTAGAGGTAAGTATGCTTCCAAGAAAGACTTTGCTTTAAGAAAAAAAGGTAAGAAGGTTCCTTCTAAGATCGCTAGAAAAGCTGCGAAGTTTCAAGGCAAAAGAGAAATTGCGATTGAAAAAGGTAAAATAGCTCCTCCTGGTCCAGGTTACCGTCCTGATCCCGATTATAAATAATTATATTTTAAAATAGGCTATCACCCTAGATAGATACATAGAGGTTACGTAATTATGTCACAGAGTGAAGAAAATTTAGACTCGGTGGCTCAGTACCTTCCTGAGGGGCTCGATGAGCAAACTCTTGAAAAGGTTTCTGAGCTTATTGCTGTTACAGTACAGCAAAGAGTTCAAGAGAAAGTGGAAGACCTGTCCATGAAGGTCCAGTCATTTATTCGTGGAAATATTGAAAAGCTGAAAGAGCAAGCCATCAAAGAGCTTGAGCTTGAGAACGAAACGTTCCGCAACGCTCAGATGTTTGAAACCGTCCGCTCTATGTTCGTGCTTGAAAACACTTCGCAAGACGAAGTGAATGGTATGAACGCTCTGGCTTCCCTTGGCGAGCAACAGGAAGAGAAGAACGAAGCTCTCCTGCGCCAAGTTGACAAGCTTCTCAAAGAGAACGTTAACCTTAAGCGTCAAGCTAAGGTTGCTAACGACAAAAGCACAATGCTGGAGGAAGCGTTGGTCACCGTCAAAGATGAGATGGAGAGCATCAACGAGAATTCGGCTGCGGAGAGGCAACTCTCTGATTCGGCACTTGTCATCAGTGAGGATAACTTCGATGTGAAGGAAGCTGATGAACAGTTAAATGAAAACCACGCTAACCACGGTAACGAGTGGATCAATCAAGGCGTGTTAGAAAAACTCAACAGTTATAAAGGTTAATTATGGCCGCTCAAGATAGAAATGAATTATTGAAGCGTTGGGATCCACTCCTTGAAGGTATCTCGGATGATCACATCGCGTACCAGACTGCTCGTCTCTTTGAAAACCAAGCCAAAGAGTTCACGAAGTCGAATCTTAACGAAGAAGCGTTAAGCCCTGGTGCCACGACGACTGGCAAGATTGGCACTTTCCAAAAGTTCGCCTTCCCGCTGATCCGTCGTACCTACCCGGAACTGGTCTTCAACAAGATTGGTGCCACTCAGACGATGGACGGCCCGGTCTCGCAGATCTTCTACATGGGTAACTCGCGTCGTGTTGATGACGGCACTGGTGCGGTTGAGCAAACGATGTACTCGAAGTTCAACATCACGCCGCGTAACCTCGTTGCTTCGAGAATCAACTCGTTCTCGGGTGGTGGTACCTTCGTAACTCCTGCGGGCGGCGATACATACGACCAGACGAGCTTCAACAACAACGCTAGTGGTCTCACAAGAGCCACCGCCGAAGACTTCGACCTATCGAACGTCCTCAACTCGGTTAACGGTTCGCCTTCGACCACCATGGGTGGCAAGCTGGCTTCGTTCCCGCTTTCGACCACGATCCTGGGTTACTCGGTTTCGTCGGGTGAAAGACTGCGTGGTCAAGAAATCCCTGAGGTTAACCTCCACATCCAGAAGCAAACCGTGCAAGCGCGTGAGCGTAAGATGAGAGCCCTGTGGACCCTTGAGGCTGCTCAAGACCTGAAGGCTTACCACAACCTGGACATGGAAGCCGAACTGACGGACCTCCTTTCGAAGGAAATGAACCTGGAAATCGATCGTGAACTGATCGAAGATATCCGCATGATCGCTTACGGTCCTGCTCACGTTGATGGCTGGTACCTGGATTCGCTCTACCAAGGTGGCGCGGACAACTTCCCTGGCATCGGTGGTACGAGCACGGGCAACCAACCGGGCGGCACGTTCGTCGCGGGTGCTTACGAGTACGACTTCAGCACTGATCTGGCTGCTGAGGAAGTTGCTGTTAACGCTGATGGTTCGGTGGGCGACGGTATCAACCGCAAGTACTCGAACGTCTACGTGATGGACGTTAAGAACTTCATCACTGCGGCTCCGAATGCTCCGACAACGAGCCTCGCTCCTCGCCACCTTGGCGAAGCCTTCTCGAACGTCCTGGCTCTGATCAACTTCGCGAGCACGGACATCTACCGCACGACCCTGCGTGGTGCTGGTAACGTCCTGATCACCTCCCCGGTCATCGCGTCGATGCTTGAGTCGGCTGCGAAGCTTGAAGGTGGCATTGCCGCTACGGATGGCCCGACTAACACTGCTGCGGGCGGTCAAGTTCAGTACGTTGGCAAGTTTGCTGGTAAGTATGACCTGATCGTTGACCCGATGTTCCCGGAAGACGAGATCATCGTTGGCTACAAGGGCAGCAACGCGATGGACGCTGGTTTCTTCTACTGCCCGTACATCCCGCTCCAGCCTCTGGACACGGTTGTTGATCCTGAGACCTTCCAGCCGAGAAAGGGCATCCTGACTCGCTACGGCAAGGTCGCTGTTCAGCCTGCATCGCGCTTCTACCGCGTGATCAGAATTATCGGCCTGGGCACTGACTTCCTGACACCGGAAATCATCAGACAGGGCGCGAGCAGAGTGACTCGTTCGGCAGCAGCTACTCGATCACGAGCTAATAGCTACTAGCTAAACAACGGAAGAAAGGGCTCAGTTTTAAACTGAGTCCTTTTTTCATTTCTAGAGTAAATAATAATGATATGGGCGAGAAAATAGGAATACCAATTGTTAAGTCTTACGGGTCCTCTTACGGAACCTATGGAGGTAGTCGATTAAAAGATTATAAAAGCCCTAAGGATACCGACCTCAACAATAAAGACTTTAAAGGCGTAAATGAATTTAAAACGTTCAATAAAACGATTAAAGATTATGTCTTGGCCAAACTTGGATTCCCAGTAATCGATGTTGAACTCGATGACTTCCAAATCCAACTGTGTGTTGATGAGGCCATTTCCAAGTTAGAGTATCACGCTCCTGACTGGATGACTCAATACGCTACCTTCGACACGTCAGCAGGTATTAACGTCTATGAGTTACCCCAAGAAGTAGCAGACAACTTAACTGATGTACACTATAGAAGAGACTTTTTCAAATTTGGTGCTGCTCCTGGCTCACTTGAGTTTGATTTTTCTATCATGTTCTTTACGAATACTGGCTTATTTAACAATTATAATGTTAGCCAGTACCTTTTAATGCAGCAGTATTTGAAGCAAGTAAAGAATGTTCTAGGCCAGATGTCTACATTCCAACTGGTTAACAATAAATTCTTACACATATTCCCCAAACCTGAGGCAGGGGATGAGTGTGTTCTTGTAGAGTTTAGAGCTTTTGATCCAAACACAGTCCACCACGCTTACAAGAACTGGGTACAGAAATATACCCTAGCTTTAGCTAAAGAAATATTAGCAGGTATCAGAGGCAAGTATGCAACTCTTCCTGGTCCCGGTGGTGGTACAAGATTAAATGGCACTGAACTTATGCAGCAGGCCACCCAAGAAAAGAAAGATTTAGTCGAAGAGTTGATGACAGAAATAGAGGCACCCCCGCTATTTGATATATTCTAATGAAGTACAAGGTAACAACACCGCCTACTAATTTCCCAGATTCTGACCAAAGAGATACTCGCCTGTCTCTTTTCAAGAAGAAGAACGATAAGAATCTGTTTAATCTTGTAGATGCTGAGAACATCAAGCTTTCTGGCTCACGGGTGCTTGTTTACAAATATGTTCCGTCCAATGATATCGACGATGTATATCAGGAATCTAGACAGAAAACAATAGCTCCTGAACCTGTTGCTTTATGGGCGCACTATGACCCTCGACCTGTTGAGGAGAACTTAACCCAGTTTGGTGTAGAAATGCAAATAGATCAAGTATTTGTGTTTAACAAATCTTACACAGAGACTGCGCTAGGTCAGCCGGTTGAGATTGGGGATATCATTGAGCCAGAATTCCAAGACATGAAGTTCGAAGTGTTTGAGGTTCAAGAGGATAGCTTCGAAGCTTATGGTGTTTACCACTTATTAGTTCATGCTAAACTCCTCAGAGATTCTCAGGATATTCACAACGAAGATATTTTTGATAAGACGGATAAGCTTGGAGGCTACGAACGATGAACGTTGATGACATTAAACAACGCATCGTAAAGATGACTGAGACTAGGCTTCTTCCGAGGATTGATAACGTATACAAGGAAAGTCTTAGGCAGATGATTGCCACCTTTGGAAACTTATATTACATTGATGGTAATGGTAATAGGATAAGGGTGGACTGTGCTCATGGAAACTCTGAACGTATAGCTGGTCGGCTAAAGTCTGATAATAACATAGTCCTGCCTTTCATTACTGTCTCTGAGGTTGATTCTGCGAGAGACGCTAAAAGAGAACGTTTCAGCCCACTCTTAATGCATAATGTTCATTGGGACAATCAAACTAGGAGAGCAACCAGAGTTCTTAGCTTGGCCCCACGCGCAGTTAACATCACCTATGAGATAAACATTTGGTGTAAGTATAAGGCTGACTTGGACATGCTTCGATCAGGTGTCTTTTCTTTATTTAACCCAGAGCTAGTTGTCCCTACAAATCACTGCAAGGACACCAGGGCATTTATTGAAAGGGAAAGATCCATCGGATCCGTGATTGCCGCAGACACCAAGGACAGGGTCCTCCAGAAAACGATAGAGATCGTTCTTCAAACCTACATCCCAAGCCCTCAATTCTTCTTTACTAATACTGGGGAGATTTCGGAAATAGGTGATAATTTTGAATTTGTAATTCAAGATCGCAACGATACGGAGATCAAAGAGTAAATTAACTGTATTTAAGTGTTGTTGATAGTAAATATAGTAGGAGCTTTTAAATGAAAATCATAAAGAACACGAGCTTACAAGGTTTATCGGTGACTCTGCTTGAGGGCGATACTGTAAAAAATATTTACTTAATGCCTGGAAGAAAAGTTGAAGTTCCCAGTAGCTGGGGCGGTAAAATTCTCAACAATTTAGTTTCCAGAAGAATGGTGAAGGTTGTTGAAATCGCAGAACCTGCGCCGAAACCAGTCCCCTCTAAGCCTGTTAAAATCTTGAAAAAGAAAACTCCCATTATCAAAGGTAACTAATCCATGGCACTTCCCACCAGTCCCTCTGTTGTCGTTTTAGAAAATGACGTTTCTGTATTCGCCCCTAATGTTGACTCTAGCGTTGTGGGTGTTGTTGGGTTTGCGGATAAAGGCCCGACCAACAAAGCTACTCTTATCACTAGCCCTGAAAACCTTATCAGAAAGTTTGGTGAGCCTAAGACTGAGATTCCTGGTCAAGGTTTAGAAGGTGCTATTGAGATCCTGGAAGCCACTAACCAGATGTACTTTGTGAGAGCGGCCAACACAGGCGCTGCTGAAGCTGAAGTTAAGGTTACCGTTGGTGCTAGTCCTGCCTTCTTAGTAAGTGGCTTTGACGGCGCTGCTGCTTCCTCTATTTTCTACGAAGTTTACGGTAACGATGGCCTGTTTAAGGCAAGCTCGATCGTAACAACAAAAGCGATTGACGCGACAAACACTGACCTGGACACGGCACAAAAGGTTATCTCCGCTGCCTTCTCTAGAGATGCTCAGTCCCAAGATGTTATTTCTTACATTGAAGGTGATGACATTTACTTGGCCTCTAAGTATGCTGGCTCGGGTGCGTACATGCAGTTGTCTTCTGTTTCTGGCACACGCGATCAAGGCTTTAGATTTGTAACTGTTCAAGTCGATGGTGATGCGAGTGCGGTTGGCGGCTTCGACGGGGACAACGCAAGACTTTCCAACAACACAGCGTATGGCTACACAGCCTCCGCTGATCTTAATTTTGAAGTTTACTCGATTTACCCTGGCTCGGGTTACAACTTGACAACTAAAAATGATGGATCCGTCAAGGGTCTCTCTGTTGAGGTAAATAACTTAGGTATCAACGACAGGCTTGTAGTTAACTCTGATGGTGGTCAAGTAGAATCTTTCAATGTCAACTTGCAGCCTTCGAGTCTTGAGTATGTGCGAACTCTTCTCTTTGAAGATTCGGCTAATGATTACAGAAATAACAACTCGGAATACGTCTACACTGATATTGAAACCAGCACTGCTGGGACAGACTACGACGGTCTTCCTAATCTCTTTGGTCAAAAGGTTACAGAGGGCGCGGGTTTCCAAGGTAATCCGGCCCAACCTTCTGGGTTGACGACCGAGCACGGCTCCGACAACGGAACCCCAAGATTCGTCAAACTTGTTGAAGGCACCTACAAATTAGCAGGTGGTGACAGTGGTTACGAGAACACTGAGGATCCTCAGTCGGGTGTCGATATCACTGCGTTGATTGGCACTGCCACCAAGAAGACTGGTATCTACGCTCTCGATGAAGATCGTCTTAACATCTCTCTGGCAGTTGCTCCTGGCTTTAGTGATGATGCTCTCCAGAACGCCCTCATCACACTGGGCGAGTCCTCGAAGAACTTCTTTGCTCTCATCGCTCCTCCGTATGGGTTTAACGAAGTTCAAGATGCAATGGACTGGATCAATGGTGCGGGTGCCAGAACGGCTGCTGTAAACTCGTCTTACGCTGCTGTTTACTGGCCATGGGTACAAGTCTTCAACCCGTTTGCGGGCAAGGAAGAATGGTACGATCCGTCGATCTTCGCTGCTCGTCAGTGTGTATTCACCGACAGTGTCAATGACCCGTGGTTCGCTCCGGCAGGCTTTAGAAGAGGTCGCTTAACCAAGCCGACAGCTACTGAGATTGTGGTAAACCAAGGTGATCGTGATGCTCTCTACGCTAACAACGTGAACCCCATCAGCAATGAGCCGACAACGGGCATCACA